GTAAACTCAAATACTCGTTACATCTTTACTGGTCAGGTTCTGCATAGAGATGCAAACGCTGCCACTGTCACTGCAACAGTGTCTTGGTATAACGTTTTTGGAACATTAATTAGCACCACCGCTACCCCCACAGCACTAACAACAACTACCTCATGGCAAGAGTTTACTTCTAAGTCTGACTCTGGAAGAAACGGAATTAAATCACCATCTAATGCAGCCTTTGCTAAGGTAGTGTTAACCATTACTCCTGCTTCGGCTACCTCTAGTCGGTTTGCTTTTGATCTGTTTCAATTTGCTGAGTATAATAAAAGTTTTGAATTTCAAGATGCTAAAAGAATTGGCGTTAACGTAACTGGGGATAGAGTTAACTACATTCCCAACGGTTCATTTGAATCAGGTATTGGATCTTGGTCTGCGTATAATGGGTCGTTAGCTGTAGACACCTCTACTGCATTAGGAGTTACATTTAGATCTAGCTTGACACCAGAAATTTCTTCTCTAGTGCTTACAGCTACCGGATCTGCACCAGCGTACTCTTCTGATTGGATGCCAGTTCCTCCTGGCGTAACCCTTACTGCTTCTGCCTGGGCTATGGGCTCATCTACTAGACAGGCAACTATAAGCCTTGAATTTTCAAGTCAACCAACTGAAAGTGCGCAATCTTCTATTATAAATGACGCAACTTATGGGCAGTACTACACTTCCTTACCAAACATTAACTTATCAAAGTTTAATACAACTGATATTACTAACGTAACTTCTGATGGAACAACAGTTACTTACACAGCCACAAATACATTTGTAGCCGGTCAAAAAGTAAGTATTACTGGGGTTACTCCAACCGCATTTAATCTAACAGAAGTAACAATTGCCAGTAGTACCTCTTCTCAGTTTACCGTCACTAACAGTGCTCTAGGAACATACGAAGATGGTGGATCTGCTTCCGTATCCTCCACTACACTTTCTACAACCGCAGCAAGCCTAATATCTACTACGGCTATTGTCCCACCGTACTCAACAGATGCAGGGTATCCTTTAGCAAAGGTCACTGTTTATTTTTCTGATGGCGTAACAAGTGATAAGTTTTGGTTAGATGGGGTAATGGTTACAGAAGGAACTTATGCTAAACCATTCTTCTGTGGAACTGGCGGAGTAGTCCCAAGTAACCCTAATACCTCTACATATTATTCGGTAAATGATACTAAATGGGAAATTAAAAACAAGTACAACTATGTTTCTAACCCTTCTTTTGAAGCAGGTACTGTATCGGCTTTGCCTACAGATTGGGCGGGCATTAGAGGGACAGTTTTTACCAAAGTAGCTACCGATGCTTCTATGGGACCTCTTTACAATACATACTTTGGTAATCTTTCGTTTACCACCACAGGATCTATTACAGGAAATTACTATCTACCTTATGCAACTCTAGGTGGAGAAGATTTTACTATCTCTGCCTACGTACGTAACGTTGCTGGCACATACACTATTGGTGGAAATACTTTTGTAGTATCTTCTACTAATGCTAGTAGCTGGACAAGAATCTTTGGCACTATTCAACTTGCTGCTGGAGTAACAACAGGAACATTTACCATTACAGTGGCGGCTACAGGAACCAATTCTGCCCACATTGATGGGGTTCAAGGAGAATATGGTCGAGTAGTAAGTAAGTTTGTTGATCCAGTAGACGCCGCTACAACAACCTTTACTAACCCAGTAAACACAGCTAAAACATTTATTGCTGCGCAGTCAGAAAGTATTGGTGGTGGAAAGAGTACGTGGTTTTATAACTACTCTGTTAAATCTAACCGCTTAAACGTTAGTACTGGAAAGTACACAATGAATGGAACTAGCTGGGCGCTTAAAGCAGGTTTTCCAACAGAAAACTACCAGGATCTTACAGGATCTCTTATTCCATCAAACTCATTTGAAAGAAACCTTGGTGAGTGGACACTTTCAGCTAACACTACTTTAACTAGAGTTTTAGCTAAGGGGTATTACTTCTCTGACATGGTTACACATGGACAGGCTTATGGGTCGGTATTGTTTACGGCAGTTAACAGCGCTGTTGATTACTCCATAACCTCAGAAAAAATTTACATTACACCTGATAGTGGATACTACGCATCTGTTGCCCTTAGAGCAGCAAACAGCAACTCTACTGCAGATACTTATACACTACGGGTTGACTTCTATGATGGTAATGATGCACTTATAACTGTTTACACAGATAATATTACCGGACAATTAACAACCTCTAAGTTTGCCGGTGACGCAACTACAAACACAGCCGCATCGTTGAGCACCATTAGAACAGCATCTATTAGCACTGTTAGAACAGGTTACTGGTCGTACCTATCAAAAACCTTTACCTCAGGAAGCATTCAAGGGGCGGTCTATGCCAAACTAAGTGTGACTTCTACCCACGCCTCGTCTGCCTCAGCTAAAGGTTTCCACATTGACAGAGTAGTCTTTAGACGGTAGAATGTTTTATATGGGCAACTTAATAATCTCCGCACTAGCCACCGCGTGTATCTTGTCCGCGGTGGAAGCATTCTTACTGCCTTTAGGTAAGTGGAGAGGGTTGCTCGGTATTGTTCTTAGTACAGTATTTTGCATACTCTTAGGCGTGGGGTTACGCTACATAACGCCTTACATACTAGGATCTACGTTTGTAGGCTTAATATTATCCCTCTTAGTTGAGCAGATCTTTACAGGAGCGCAAAAAGGCGATTTGCCAAAACGTATACCTCCACGGTAGAATCATTTTATAGGAGGATATATGCAGTCACCATATTCAAACCCCTATCTGTCCATGCGGGCACGTGGGTTATTTGCGTACTATGCAGAGCTTGGACGAGTTGTCTCGGCTGACGAGCTTTCTGCTGTCATGCCTGAAGGCAGAGACACTATTCAAGCCGCAATTAATGAACTTAAACAAGCTGGGTACATACTTACGGCTCGTGAACAAGTTAACGGCAAATGGGCAAGCTACATGAAATTTACTGAGGCGTCCAAGAAATTACTTGGCACCGACACCGGGTTTTCAGGGCTCGGTAAAAACATCGAAATTATGCAAGAAAATACTAAAAGCGCAGGTCACACCGACAACGGGATTTCAGGGCACTGGGATTCAGGGCATATGTACAACTGTTCATCTGCTGTTACTAGTACTAGTACAGTATCTATAGTAGATAGTTCTATAGTAGAAGTACTACGTACTTCTACTATATTGGGAAAAAATTTCCCAAAGAAAGAAGGAGCTGAAATGGGTTGGGACTTAGACGGCGAAGAGCCAAAGCCAAAGAAGAAGTTTAAGATTGACGCGGAAGATGACTCTGTAGGTGCCGTAGGCATGGTAGAAGACAAGAAGGCTATGCGACAGGCTAAGTACGGCTCGTTGCCTAACTCAGTCACGCACCGTAGCAATAAGCCTGAGGAGGACTGGAGCACTAACGATATCGTTGCAGAGTTTGCATCGCTACTAGGTTTAAGTTCTGCCAGCCATCTCACTATGCAACTCAACGCACGCTCACTAGCCTTGTGGATCAATCAACAGGTCGGCAAAGGCGCGACTAGACAACAGATGCTTTCATCGGTTAGAATGTTCTTTGAGGACCCACGCAATTTAAACGGGGCTGGAACAGGTGTTCCTATCTGGCGCAGGTTCATTGGCAAGTACCAAATGCTAGAAGGCAAGGTAGAAGAAAAGCCAGACTACGAAGTGAACAGGGCTCATCAGGAAAAGATGTTGAAACTACTAGGGGGTAATTAATGTTTGATGTACAGAAGGAAGCGCCAACTACCCGCCACCTTATTCTAAAAGCAGCAGTGCCTATGAAGACCTTTGGCATGGAGCTGTCAGACCTAGACAATACCGAGGCAAGGGCTATGGTCCAATCCTGGGTTAGTACAGTCCAATCTGGAATGGTCATTAAAAGCCCTGGAAGCCCCTCTAGCGGGCTTGGGATCCTATTACTAGGGGAACCAGGTCACGGCAAGACAACCCTGGCCTCTGTGGCCCTCCAGAGCCTTATTCGTACTATGCAGATTCCTGGGCTGTTCTTGGATTACCCAAAGTTTTTGCGCCTAGAAAAAGAGTCTTGGGGAAATGACGAGATCAAGGAGCGAATCAGCGAGATCTACGGGGACGCTAGGCATTCTTTGCCATTACTTGTTCTGGATGATTTAGGTAAAGAGCATACAACTCAAACAGGTTGGGCAGAAAATACTTTTGATGCGGTGCTACGTTCCCGATTTAACGCGGGATTACCAACCGTCATTACATCAAACGTTCCATTAAAGAAGTGGCACAGCGCATATGGTGCATCAATGCAGAGCTTTGCCCATGAAGCATTTATAGAAGTTAAGGTAGAATCAGATACGGGGGATCGACGCTTATGAAAGAGATCAATATGTCATGGATGATTACTCAGATTTTTTTATCTGAGACAGGAGTGCATGAAGTTCACGTTCACCACAGCTCACACAAGTTACGCTGTAACTGCGTAGGCTATGAGACTAGAAATACTTGCAAGCATACGCGTTTTGTAAAAGAGAAGATGAACAAAAACGGTGGCGTATACCCTGTAGAGATTTCTAACAAGATTGACCGAGAGCGCAGTATCTTAGCTAGCGAAGATCCGGGAGAGTTTAGAGAACTGCTGGTGAACTACGGCAAGATCGTAGCTCTGTAAGTATGCGCGGGGGCGACATATCAAACGAGGTTCCTAAACGTGTCCTCGTTTCAGTTGATTGTTTACTCAGCACGTCAATTAAGATCAATAGAGTTTTAGGTATTCCGGTTCCGCAAACAGAGGTTACTTACAATCGACAAGCCTTAGCACATTTCTGGCGCTTTAGAGAAAAGAACGATTACTCTTTGGAGATTGTAGGGTTTGAACGTTCTCAGCAGGACATGGATAATGTTTTAGAAGATCTAGATAACCTAGGAACTAATCCATTTAACTATGCAACTGCCTATAACGTAGTTGCAGATCTTGTAGCAGAGTTACCTTACAGGCCAGAAATAAAATATGTTATTGATATACCTACACGTGGTTTGCGTTACGGCCACTGGTACTTAGAAGAGGGGGCAACATATGGCAGCTAATAACGAAGAGCGGTTATTATCTAAAGCTATTCGCAATAGAGATATACAGCCATTGCTTGAAACTGGGGTACAAGAGGATTGGTTCTTCAACGACCTTAACAAGCAGGTTTGGAAGTTTATTGCTAAGCATAATGAAAAATATGGTGAAGTTCCTACGGCAGTAACTGTCCGTGATAACTTTCCTACATATACCCTGCATGCTGTAGACGATAGTGTGGAGTATTTGCTTGATCAATTGATTGAGTATCGTAAGCGTCAAAAGACTATTGATGCCCTGCTTGAAGCTCAGCAAGCAGTGTCCCAACAAGATCACAACACTGCTCTGCAGACTATGGCTTCAGCAGCACAGATCTTGATGAACGACAATCAACGCGAGTCCTCTGATGAGAACCTTAGCGATGACCCTATGCAACGTTACGACGAGTACATGGCTATTAAGACTCGCCCTAATGGTTTGCTTGGGTTATCTACAGGATTTAAAACTATTGATGAGATTACCTCCGGTGTTATGAAGCAACAGCTGTGGACAATTGCTGCGCCTCCTAAGACTGGTAAGTCCGTGCTTGCTATGCAGATGGCTATCAAAGCACAGGATGAAAACCAACGCGTCATGTTCCAGTCGTTTGAAATGACGGCCAGAGAAATGAAGACTCGTTATGATGCTATGCGTGCACACCTATCGCATAAGCGTTTGATCATGGGTGCTTTACATACTGATGAAGAGCAGCGCTATCGTGATCACCTAACCGTTGCACGCGATGATTTCTGGATGCCGGATACAGTGGCCTCTAGAACTATTACGGGGCTATGTGCAAAGGTTGAAAAGTACAAGCCAGACATCTTATTTGTTGACGGTATGTATCTTATGTTTGATGAGGAAACTGGCGAGACTGAAAGCGAACGTTCTCTTCGTAGTCTTACTCGTGGAATGAAACGTGTAGCACAGCGCTATGACATACCAGTAGTAGTCAGTACTCAGACTCTACGCTCTAAGATGCGTGGGGGAAAAGTAACTGCAGACTCTATTGGTTATACATCTTCTTTCTTACAGGACTCAGACATTGTTTTGGTTTTGCAAAGACAGGATGAGGATGACGACACGTCTCGTTCTTTAACAGTTGCAGCAAGTCGTATTTCAGGTATGGGTTCAACAGATCTACTATGGGATTGGGAGGAAGGTCGTTTTGAAGAATATGCAGCTTTCGCTAACGCGCAGTCCATTTGATGGTACGCAGTTATGTAGTACGTATGACACAGAAATATTCTTTCCAGAAGAGTATGAAGAAAAAGATGTTGCTAAAGCAGTTAGCGTCTGTAACAACTGCTGGATGAAAGATGCATGCTTGTCTTTTGCTTTGCAGACTAATGAAAAAGAAGGCGTGTGGGGAGGAACAACCCCTGCAGAACGTCGTCGTATTAAGCGTAGGGTTAGAAAATGATGGACTTACGGGGAGATCCTATTCACATTTGCATTTGTGGTTCTAAGCTGTGGACCATACAAGCTATGTTTGAAGACTACGAAGTGTCTATGTACTTTACGGATATGGAGTGTGCGCTCTGTGGTTCTAAAGCCACAGCGCCCACGCTTCCAGATAAGCCAGGTTGGTTTAGAGGGGTTGAATAATGTACTCAGAGGGATCGGTAGAAGGTGTTTTATTAACTCTAGGCATTGAGACTACTCAACGTGGGGATGAGCTGCTTGGGCTATGCCCTATGCATCTAGAGCGCACAGGTCGGGAAGATAACAACCCTTCCTGGTCTATGAATGCAGAGACCGGTGTCCACCATTGCTTCTCCTGTGGATACAAAGGAACTCTGCTTACCCTTGTAGGAGAGATCAAAGAGTTTACTACCCAGTGGGGTCGTGTTGACTTTGAGGCCGCCAAGGATTGGCTTAGAGGTAACATCGAGGTTAATTTTGAGTATCTGGCACGGCAGCTTGAGGAAGCCCGTAACTCTTATGTTCCTATTCCAGCACCTGTTGGTATGAGCGAAGCACGTCTGTCAATTTTTGACAGCGTACCTCCTGATTGGGCTTTATCTGCTAGAGGTCTTACACCAAATGGTTGCACCCTTTATAGTGTTAAGTGGAGTCCAGCAAAAAATTCTTGGATTACTCCTATCCGTGACCCACAAAGTAAAAAGCTTATGGGTTGGCAAGAGAAGAGTCAGACAGAAAGATTCTTTCGTAATCGTCCTACCGGTGTAGCTAAGTCAAAGACTTTGTTTGGTTTAGATACTTTTAAAGGTGGGACTATGATTGTAGTTGAGTCTCCTTTAGACGCCGTAAAACTAGCATCATTGGGAGTCTTTGGTGGTGTCTCAACATTTGGTGCCTCTGTTAGTGACGATCAGATCCGGTTAATGAAAGCAGCAGATAAGTTAATCATTGCTATGGACAACGACACAGCCGGTAAGAAAGCCTCAGCAGATCTTTTAGAGCGTACTCGCAAAGAGGGTATGGAGTGTTGGTTCTTAAACTATCAAGAAACCGAATATAAAGATATTGGCGATATGCCAGAAGATTTGGTACAATATTGCTTAGAGAGGTCAAAACATTCAGTGTTCGGGGAGGCAGCATTCTTATGATTAAATGTAAAGCTACTACTTTAAAAGGAAGTCTTTGCTCAATTACTGAACGTATTACTGATGAGGGATTCTGTCATGTTCATGACCCTAATGGAGTGTTTCAAAATCAACATTCAGATAACAAGCGTTCTCATAAAAGAAAGTTTTGGGAAGATCGTGTACGCGAACAAATTGCGCAACAACTAGAAACAGCTGGATTAACGGATGCAGTTAACATAGTAAGGAGTGGGTTATGATTATCGGGCTATCAGGTTATGCACAATCAGGTAAGGACACGGTAGCTAAGTTTCTTGTAGAAAAACGAGGTTTTAAGAGGGTAGCATTTGCTGATCCTATTAGAGAGTTACTTTACGAGTTAAACCCAAAAGTAGATTTTGAGGTTGATGGTGGTAGTTGGAATATAAGATATTTAGTAGACAACTATGGGTGGGATGAGGCAAAACAGTCTTTAGAAGTACGTCGTTTACTTCAGACCCTTGGGTTAGGGGCTAGAAATATTATTGATGAAGATATTTGGTTAATCAAAGCTTTACGCACTATGTCAGGAGATGGAAACTATGTTGTTACAGATGTTCGCTTTCAAAATGAGGCTGTTGTACTTCGTACGAGTGGTGCAAAGATCTGGAGAGTAGAGCGTGATGGTATAATTGCAGTTAATGAGCATATATCAGAGAATGACTTAGACAACTGGGAATTTGATGCGTATATACACAATAACTTTACTAAAGAAGATTTAGAGTTTGCGGTAACTACTACATTAAGAGGACAAATATGACACATGGCGGAGTATGCGTTCAGTATCAACAATGATAGTAACCCAAGCCATTAAGAGGGAGTTGAAATGAAATCTTATACAAAACGTTTAATTAAAAATGAACTTGTATGGGTTCATGTGGGCTGGTGCAAGCAGATTGCGCTTGGTATTAAAATTACATCTTGGAGTTTTGATATTGATATTCTTTGTTTTTTTATTTCGGTTGATTACTAATGACACACGATGAGTTGTTAAATTTAATTCAAGAATCACTAAATGACTATGATTATGTAAGACCACATAATGCTCTACGCACAGTAGTGGAGTTGCATAAACCTGAGCCATTAGACGAGAGAGGCGATGTCTGCCTTACTTGTTGTCCTGATTTATTAACCCTTTACCCCTGCCCTACTATCCAAGCCATAGAGAAGGAGTTGGGATGAGTTTTATAGGGACTCTTTTACCTTATCAAATAGAAGCTGTAGAGGCTATGGTTGCACGCAAAAAAATGCTTGTGGCCTACGATCTTGGCTTGGGTAAAACTGTCCTGACTATTGCTGCTCTTGAAGAGCTTAAAGACCTAGGTAAGGTAACTGAACCTGGTATTATTATCTGCCTATCTTCATTAAAATATCAGTGGGCAGAACAGATTAGGAAATTTACAGATGATAATGCAAACGTTGTGGTCATTGATGGAGCGCCAAAACAAAGAGCTGAGCAGTACGCCGAAGCGATCGACTGGGGGCATTCGCTCGTTGATTACGTCATCCTTAACTATGAGCAAGTTGTTAACGACTGGGAGTTTGTACAACAACTCGCAAGAGGGTTTGTCGTCTGCGATGAAGCAACAGCAATCAAAAGCTTTAGATCAAAACGATCAAAGCAAGTAAAGAAACTTACCAGCTCAGTTAAATATGCTCTTACTGGTACGCCTATAGAGAACGGTAAGCCTGAAGAACTGTATAGCATAATGCAATTTGTAGATCAAAAGGTACTGGGTAGATTTGATTTGTTTGATAAGACCTTTATTGTTCGTAATCATTTTGGTGGGGTGGAAAAGTATAGAAACTTACCCACTTTAAACAAAGCTATGGCTAACGCTAGTGTTCGCAAACGTCAGCAGGATCCTGACGTAGCCCCTTATTTGCCAGACACTATCTTTGCTGAACCTATTCGTGTTACCTTTGATAACGCTGGAGCCAAGCTTTACAACATAATTGCCAGAGAGATTCTGGAAGATCTTGAACAAGCTATAGATAACTATGGGTCTTCATTTGATTTGTTCTCTCACTATACCGGTGATAGTCAAAACGAGGCAGCCAATGCGCTCAAGGGTAAGATCATGTCTAAACTCACAGCATTAAGAATGCTTTGCGATGCACCTGCTTTGCTGTCTTACTCTGCTGGTAGATACCGTAAAGACGGTGACAGTGGTTCTAAGTATGTAAATGATTTAGATGAGGCAGGTAAGCTTGCTACTCTTAAAGCCCATCCAAAAGCTGACGCTCTGCAACGATATGTTTCAGAGTTCTTAGATGTTAATGATCAGAATAAAGTTGTTATTTTTACCAGCTATGTACACATGGTAAAGTTGCTTCAAGCAAGCCTTACAGATTATAAGCCACAGATTTACACAGGGGAATTAGATGCAAAAGCTAAAGAAATTGCGAAGGTTACTTTTCAAACCGATTCAAATTGCCGCATCCTTATTAGTTCTGATGCCGGTGGCTATGGCGTGGATCTTCCTCAAGCTAATTTACTTATTAATTATGATCTTCCGTGGAACGCAGGTTTGGCGTTACAACGTAATGGGCGTATACGAAGGGCCTCTAGTACTTGGCCTTCAATTGTTATTCAAGATTTCCTGATGGAGGGGTCTATTGAAGAACGACAACATGACATGTTGTTACAAAAGAACGCAGTAGCCGATGCAATTATGGATGGTGAAGGCATTGATTCTGACGGTGGGGTAGCATTAAATTTGGGCAGTCTTAAGGCATTCTTACAGACCACTATGGTCTAAGATATATTTACTATGCCAAACGCACCTAAAACCCCAACCCGCACCATCCGGGTATCTAATGATCTCTGGACCGTTGTCAAAGACAAGGCCGAGATTGATGGCCGTACCGTTACGGATGTAATTGTTACTGCCCTAAAAGAGTATGTTAAGGTGGAGTTGCACAACCAGATTTGATGTGGTATATTCTTTATTAGGGGGGTAAATATGCCAAATGTAATCGAAAGAAACTTGCCTAATGAGGGCAATCCAATCACCAGTAAGGTGCGCAAGTACGTAAGTCTAAAGAGTCGCATAGACGACCTAGGTAAAGAACAGTCGCTGCTTAAGGCTGAGCTGTCAGACCTCGTAGATAACGAGGGTACTCCAGATGAAAAAGGCCATATCTGGTATTCATTGCCAGAAGAAGTAGATGGCTACCAATCTTTACAGCGTCAACGCCGTGTCACTCAGAAACTTGATGAGGACGAAGCAAACAAAGTCCTAGGCACTAAGGGTTTACATGAGCGTTGTTATAAGATGGTTCCTGTGCTAGATGAGTCAGAAGTAATGGCTTGTCTATACGAAGGTCTTCTTACTGAAGAAGAGATCGATTCAATGTTTCCCAAGTCTATCAGCTACGCATTCATACCAAGCAAGTCATGACTAACCAGGATCCATTAGACCGCCTTCTTTCTGAGCTAGATGATTACTATCCTGGCTCTAAGAAAAAGCGTCGTCCCTTGAATCCTCAGGCTAGGAAACCAAAAGTAATAGAAGAAGGATCCTGGGATGCAAATCCTCAGGTAAAAATACTACCTAACGGAAGTGTGGTAGAATTATTTAGTGCGGGGGCTTTTGCTCTTGCACTAGGTAGACCACTAGTAACTGTAAGACTATGGGAACGTAAAGGTTATATACCTCGTGCTCCTTATCGTCTTAAGTCTATGCTAGTTGATGGTGTAAAGAAGCCAGGTTGGCGGATGTACAGCAGAGACATGGTGGAATCTACTATAAAAGCTTTTGAAGCCCGCGGGCTAATGGAAGCTCCAAGAATTGATTGGAATCGTTACTCAGAACTATCAATTGAATTGATGGAGACGTGGAAAAAGATTCACAATCAAGAAACCAATTGACCAACGACCTAATGAAAGAAGACCAAAATGACCACATCATCGTTTCGCGTAAACAAGTCAGACGTTCCAAACGTCGACTCATATACATCACCAGTATCTGTCCTCGAAGAGGAAGATTTATTTACTGAAGAGGATGAGAATACTTCATCTGCATCTTCAGCAATTATCCAAAAAGGATGGGCAGCAGCTAAGGCAGCCTCTTCAAAAGAATCAAAGTTTGCTACAGACTTTAAGTTTGATGAGGACGTACAGCTTGTAAAGTTTATTTCTGACGAACCACTAGTGTTCAAGCAGCACTGGGTTACACGTCCAGGAAAGAAATCCTTTATTGCTCTTGGTGAAAGTGATCCACTTACTGAGGTAGGAAGTATTCCTTCTCAGAAGTTTGCTTTTACAGTTCTTAATCTTTCTGATGAAGAACCACAACTCCAGCTTATGATTGTTGGTAAGCGCCTTTGTTCACAACTTGAGAAGTTTGCTTCCGACAAGAAGACTGGACCTCTTAATCGCTCAGATATCTACTACGCTGTTAGCAAGTCAGGTTCGGGTACTAAGACCACCCACACTGTTGTTCCTGTAAAGGAACGCGACCTTGCTGAGGAATGGGATCTAGATCCTATTGCTCTTGCTGATCACATCAAGACTCTAAAGCCTTACGGCATCGAAGCTCTTTATACCTCCACTAAGGCGGAGCTCGCTGAAGTCGCACGTGAAATTGCAGGCAATAACTAATCTAACCCAATAGCATTGGGGAGCCGGGTTTTTGAACCTCCTTTCTACCGGCTCCCCAATCTTAAAATAGGAGCGCAATGAATATTATTACTACAGACGAACAGCTGTCTGAGATGGTTGAGCACTACCTGCAGCAAGAAGCGTTTGTATTTGACGTAGAAACTATGGGGGATCATCGCGGAGATCCTCGTCAGAATCAAGTTGTGTGGATTGCGTTAGCTACCGAAGATAGAGTAGATGTAGTTCCTATGGGTCATCCAAATGGTGAGTATTTACATACTGATTATCCTTTGCTACCTTCTGCTCAAGACCGCATAATTAAAGGTATGCCCTTACGTCCTACCGATTATAGTAAGGATGAGCGCAAAGCAACCAAAGTATTTGGTCCGGCTCCGGAACAACTTACAGCTGGAGAAGTATTTAAGGCTCTTAAGCCATTGTTTTTTAGTGACCTACTAAAGATTGGTCACAACTTAAAGTTTGATCTACAAAGCGTAACTAAGTATATTGGTGGGCTTCCTGCCCAACCATATGCTTGTACCCTCAACGCCGCTTTTATACTAGACACCCGCAACACCCGCAACCTAGGGTTAGACGATTGTTTAAAGCGTGAGTTCGATTATCATATGGTTAAAGGTGTGGGGGCTCAGATTGAGATCCACAGTTTTGACGATGTTGCTACATATGCTGCCTTAGATGCGGAGTGGACTTGGAAGCTTTGGAAGAAATACGCTCCGCGTTTATCTCGTGACACTCTACATGGAGTGTTTGCTCTTGAGATGGATGTTCTTAAAGTTATATCTAACATGGAGTTACACGGTGCTGACATTGACGTCGAGGCACTAACTCTACTCAAAGCAGATTTAGAACTTCAACTTGAAGTTACTAAAGCAACCATTTATAAATTAGCCGGTAAAGCTTTTAATATTAACAGCGTACCTGAAAAACAAAAACT